ACAAAAGTATGCGTAAATCCTGATTGCAGTTCATGCGATGTGCAATACACTATGGATTTCTGGGATGACTATGGATATAATGGTGGATCATTTTATGATGCCGAACAAATATATCCAGTCACAGATAAAGGACTTAACCTAATTGGATATTACAGTATAGCTAAAGATAAGCTGTACTATAAACCAATAGAGGTTAGAACAACCGATCCAAACCAAACTAAAATACCGTTTTAATATGCGAACACACGTAATTAAGTTTAAAAAACAAGAAGACAGTATAATAGAAAAAATATTGAGAGATAATAATTTACAAAAATGTCTATCAGTATTGCCTTTAATGTCATTTGATGAGGAGTATGTTATACTTGAAGAAAAACTATTTGATGGCTTTAAGATTGTACCTAAATGGGATCTAGAAAACAAAGCTTGGAAACTAGATGAGATGTGGTATAATTGGTATATCAAATCTAATGATTCCTGGCCAGCAGAATTGTTTGATAGAAGAACAATGAAACCTTATGACACTCCTTATGGTATGGTAGAACTACATATGCCTTGGTCACTGTTCAGGGTTTCTAACCAACTAATAGAATTATTTCAAAACATACCCAAATGTACCTTGCACGATTTCTTTGAAGATTACAGTAAAGGTAGTATGCATAGGTTTAGTTCTGTGTTTAATGGTGTACCATCGGAGTGGCCAATATCTTTAGATGTAGCTATGGATGATAAAACTAGAATTAGCTTTTTTACACCAAAGAAAATTACAGAACTATTAAAAGCTGATGCACTAGGTTATACTAATTACTTTAATAAAGACAGGTCACTGTCAGATTGTATGGCTGATATAGATCTAAGGCAAAAGAAAGCTACTATGACTACATTCCATAGAGCTATAGAAAAACTTTGTGTTTCTGCGTGGAATAGACCATGGAATGCAAGTGTAGAAAATCAGTTTGCAGATACACTTATGTTAAATGGTGTTGGCGATTTAAAAATAGAACTAAAACTATATGATGCAAAACATATACCTTGGGCATATGATTGGGCATCATACTATAGAAATAGTGATGACCATACGCCAGGCACATTGGGCAGATCTTGTATGCGTAGTTTAGAAGATCAGAAAAAAGTAGCCCTTTATGCAAAGCTTGGCGATAATCTAAAAATACTTGTATTAGAAGATTGTCATGGTTCTGTTTTAGGTAGAGCTTTGATATGGCAAAACTGCTATAATCGTAGGCGTAAAGATTCTTTTAAAGTTATGGACAGGGTGTATACCACAGAAAACAAATATGAGGTATTGTTCCATCACTATGCAATAACCAATAACATTATTCGTAAAAAACTAAACTCTTACACGAATAATACACTAGTACAACCAAATGGTAAAGGCGGTGTTGGCGCGTGTCTTGTGCAGCTCCCTGATTTTATTAAAGATGAATTTAATTTAGAAGGATCAGACCGACTACTATGGCCTTGGCTTGACACATTTAAATTTTATGATAAAAAAGCTAATGCCCTTGTAACCCACAAACAGCTTGGTGGTGAATATTTTATGCAAAGCACTTCTGGTAGATATTCTAGAATAAGATACGATGAGCATAAAAGTGCAGAGCTTATATCCATTATGCAAGCTAAAAACTTAGAAGTATATCAATGATAGAAACAATTTTAATCTTAGGCACTATAATAGCGTTGGGCTATATAGTTATCATATGGAAAGCAATTGGCGAAAAGAGATTTAGAAAATGGAATAACATGTTAGATATTATTCTTACATTAGCTGTCCCATTTTTCTTTATAGGTGGTGCAATGACAGGCACTGCGTCTGCATTTGCAGCTGGCCTTATCTTTTCAGTATTAACCGCAATAATATTTCAATATAGAAAATGAATGAATATGAAAACATAATTCTTGGATCAATAATCACAGAACCTAAACTATATTACCAACACAGTAATAAGTTTAATGACCTGATGTTTGACGAACCGTCTAACAAAATTGTTTATAGAGCATATAAAAAGCTTATAAAAAAAGGTCAAGAACCTGATGTTATAAAGCTAAGCAAAGAGCTTGGTGATAAAACATCGTACAACATACACGTTGCAGACTTGTGTCAGCAGCCGTATGTGTTTGACAAACAGTTTGAATCTATGCTAGAAGAGTTAGTAAATATATCTAAGTCTAAAATGATATTCAAACATATTGAAAACGTAAACAATATGCTGTCAAACAACGATGAGGTTAATGATGTTATTGAATATATAAATAAGTTTAATAACAAAATTAACTTCAACGAAACCGATAAACAAAAAGAATTTCTAGGACAGCTCACAGACTTTCGTGATGAAATCGCAAAGCGTATGGCTACCGATGGTATTACTGGTATAACAACAGGATACAAAAAACTAGATGACTTCACAAATGGATGGCAGCCCACTGACTTGGTTATAGTTGGTGGTGCTTCATCTATGGGTAAGACTAGTTTTGCCGTATCTCTTGCATACAATGCGGTAATGTCAAGTGTGCCTACTGCTATATTCTCATACGAAATGTCTTCAGTACAAATCATACAGCGTATTGTTAGTATTGAATCAGGCGTCCAACAGAAATGGATGAACCAAGGTGCATTAGATAGTAAAGATGTCAATAAGATAGATAAAGCTATTGGCATAATAGAAAATGCACCATTGATAATAGATGATTGCAACAACACATCTTTATCATACCTAATGGCTAAAATCAAACAGTATGTACATAGTGAAAAAGTTCAAATGGTTATGGTTGACTACCTTCAGCTTGTATCTGCAAGCACAGGTAAGTCTGGTAATCGTGAACAAGAAGTAGCTAAAGTTGCAAGAGGTTTGAAAAACCTAGCTAGAGAGTTAGGTATCTGCATAATTGCTTTGTCACAGTTAAGCAGAGGTGTAGGCGTACGCTCTAACTCAAGACCAACCCTATCTGACTTGCGTGAATCAGGTGAAATAGAACAAGCTGCTGATGTAGTGGTTTTATTATATAGACCTGAATACTATGGCCTGTATGAAAATGAAGCAGGCGAATCAACTATGGGTTTAGCAGAAATTATATTTGCTAAAGGCCGTAACATAGGCGTGGGTCAAGTTAACTTAAAATTTATACCCGATCTAACAAAGTTTGAAGACTATGAAGAAAACTGATTGGATATATGTAATGATATTTCTGTTAATATCTATATACATAATATCTATATCTATTTCATTCGTAGCATCTATACTTGCACCTATAGCGTTAATAATCACAGCGTTATGGATTGGCAACAAGGTCTACGACTGGATCAAAAATGACAACAAATAGTTGTTAATAACCAATTAATATTTTATATTTGTAGATGCCAAAAAAAAAGTCAAAACTTGACAAAATCTACGAAGAAGTTGCCTACAATACAAATGAAAAACCTACACTAGTAAAAGGTGTTATTAAGGATGCATTTGTTGAAATAGGTTTATTTCTACTAACCAAGAATGCTCCTGTTATGATCAGGAGATTTGTAAAAATTGTAAAAGCAATTCGCACAACAAAACAAATTACCAAAAATTACAAAGATTATGAAACAAGAAAAAATTAATTTCAAAGACCTAACTAAACACCTACCTTTTAAATGGAGGGTACAATCAGCAAGATATGGCAAGGCAAGTTGCGTAGCATATATAGATGCGCGTGACGCACAAGACTTGTTAGACGAAGTAGTTGGACCAGGTAACTGGGCTACCGAATACTATGAAGCTAACGGACTACTAATGTGTAAAGTCGGCATACTTGTTGACGGGCACTGGGTTTGGAAGTCAGACACTGGTTCTGAATCTAATGTAGAAAAAGACAAAGGACATGCGTCTGATGCATTCAAACGTGCCTGTGTAGCTTGGGGTATAGGCAGGTTTTTGTATCGTCTTAAGATACAACAAATACCAACCAAAGAATATAAGAATAAAGAATACCCATATGCTGCCGAAAAAGATAAAATTATTTTTGATGGCGAAACCTTAACCAAATATATTAACTGGAGAATAGAAAATGGAAAATAATAAACATTTGCTGGACTTAGTAGCATTAGAATCAACCTATGCATTTACTAATAATGACTATACTGACGAATTAACCAATGAGATTATGGATTACTTAAGAAACAAGTTAAACATTAATCCTAACTCAGACAAAGATGATATAATATATAGCCAAATATGGATGACTATATCATTGCACAACAACAAAATCAAAACAAACTTAAATAAATAATTTAATCATGACTTGGAATTTAAATAACACAACAGACGCACAACCAAAAAACTTTAAAAAAGAGTACAAGAAAGTAGAGTATCTAACACAGCCTGGTGCTTACAAAGTAACTATCAATGGTCAAACTGATCAAAATGATAGAGAGGGTTATACTGGCTCACCTTATATAGAGTTTAGTCTATACACAATAGATGGTAAAAAAACTAGAGCTAGATTCTGGGCGCCTAGACCTGGTGATAGCGAAAAAGCTAGTGAGTTTAAAAGTAAATTACTAAAAGAATTTATGTTAAGTGCAGGTGTAAAATCATTTGACAACATGGACGAAGCTCTAGATGAGTGTATAGGTAAAACTATTAATGTATGTATGACTACTCGTGAATACATAACAACTGATAGAGATACTGGTGAACCTATTGTTAAAACAGCTCTTGACTATAAGTTTAGTAAAAAAGCAGGAGAAAACATCAAGTATGATCCAAAGTA